TAAATACTTACACTAAATCTGATGGTAAGTTGCATGTAAGACTGCTACAACACAGAACTGCTACAGGTAGATTTAGTGGTGCTGACCCTAACATGCAGAACATGCCTAGAGGTGGTACGTTTCCTGTCAAGAAAGTATTCATATCACGTTGGGAAGGTGGACAGATACTTGAAGCTGACTTTGCACAGCTAGAGTTCAGAGTGTCTGCATTCTTGTCACAAGACCAAACTGCAATGAAGGAGATAGAAGATGGATTTGATGTTCATAGTTATACTGCTAGTGTTATTAGTAATGCAGGTGAGAAAACATCTCGTCAAGAAGCGAAAGCTCATACCTTTGCACCACTCTACGGAGCAACAGGATTTGGGAGAACGAATGCTCAAGCTACATATTACAAACACTTCACAGAAAAGTACAAAGGAATCGCATTATGGCACTCCAAATTGGCTAAAGAGGCTATAAGTACTAGTAAGATAACTACACCATCAGGTAGGCAGTTTGCATTCCCTGATGTCAGAAGAAACTCTTATGGTAAAGTATCTCATTTCACACAAATAAAGAACTATCCTGTTCAGTCATTTGCTACTGCTGATATAGTACCTCTTATATTAGTCAACATAGAACAACAATTAGATAAACTTCAGTCTTGTATAGTTAATAGTGTGCATGATTCAATCGTTATTGATATACAGCCAAACGAAGTGCAACAGGTAATTGATATTATAAAAATTGTAAATGACAATATGATAGCACTAATTAATAGTGCATTTGCATTAGAGTTCAATGTTCCATTATTACTAGAAGCAAAAATAGGTAATAATTGGCTTGACACTAAAGATGTTATGTGATATAACTTATAAACTTTAATAGAAAGGAATAAAATGGTAAATGATATAACTACAATAGATACCAATAACTATGCAGAGATGGCAAAAGCTATGGGTATTGCAGGAGAAACAGGTTCATCTGATACAAGTAAAGCGAACCCACTCCCAAGAATGAGGCTACACCATAATAATATTATGGGTATGAAGAAGATTGGTGATGAAACTGTAGAGACAGTCGTTGTGAAAGCAGGTTCATTCAAGCTAGAAAGACCTGACTTACCTGTCATCTACTCACCAACTGCTGAAATTAGACCCTTTGTGCAGAGGTTTATGTATAAAAGGTTTGTTAAGAATATGTCTGCTAAGAAGGGTGAACCTATGGGTGTTTATCACAAGACACTTATGGCAGATAATCTAAATAATGACTTAAAGGACAATCAGGGTAGCTTCAACTGTGGTAAGCCATCAGGATACATCAAAGACTTTAAGGCATTACCTGTGGCTACACAGGAAGTAATCAAGCAGATTAAAAGAGTAAGAGTAATCTTAGGTACTATTGATATGCCTGACGCTAAAGATGAGAAAGGCAACAAAGTTACACTAGAACCTAACACTCCTTTTATATGGGAGATTGACAATCGTGATGCATTTAAGACAATGGGAGAACCTTTTAATAAGTTTAATCAAACTAAGAGACTTCCTGTTCAACACTACATTACGTTGACTAGTGAAGAAAGAAAGATACCTAGTGGTTCATCTTTTTATTTACCTAACTATTCACTTGACTTGCAGAAATCTGTTAAAGTGACAGATGAAGACCAAAATACTTTCATAAACTTCATGGCATGGATAGATAATTATAACAGTTATATATTTAATGAATGGGAAATGAAAGCTAAAGCACCTGTAAGCAAAGAGGATAAAGACATCGTTGATGATTTCATTGATGTTAACGTAGATGAAGAGGTGGTATAGTGAACCATCCTGCTGAAATGATGATTCATCAGTATCTTGAGAATGCCACAAGTGGTAACTCAGCTATGAGTCAAGAAAATATTGAACAAGTAGCTAATGATATTAAAGATGCCTTGAATCGTCAATTCAACACTAAAAGGGATGACAAGTTTAGGTTACGTATGTCTAATATAGGCAGACCCTCATGTCAGCTTTGGTTTGAAAAGAATAAACCTGAGACTGCGTTGCCTAAACCTACCACTTTCATAATGAACATGATGATTGGTGATATAGTAGAGGCAGTATTTAAAGCAGTATTAAGAGAAGCTAATGTAAAATTTGAAAATAGTGATACAGTTACTCTTGAAATTGACGAAAAAACTACTATATCAGGTTCATATGACTTAGTTATGAATGATGCAGTTGACGATATCAAATCTGCATCTGATTGGTCATATAAATATAAGTTTGATTCCTATGAATCTTTACATTCAGGCGATAGTTTTGGTTATGTTGGACAACTAGCAGGTTACGCAAAGGCTTCTAACAAGAAGGCAGGTGGTTGGTGGGTTGTAAACAAAGCCAATGGTCATTTTAAATATGTTCGTGCCAACATTGACATGGATAAAGAACTTGACAAAATCAAAACGAATATAAAGGCAACGGAGTCAGACGATTTAGTGCGATGTTTTGAACCTGAGCATGAAACTTTTAGAGGTAAACCTACAGGCAATATGGTTCTAAATAAGAATTGCACATTTTGTTCATATAGGCAGTCGTGTTGGGAAACTTTACGTGAGTTACCTGCACAGATGTCTCAAGCTAGAGAGCCTAAAATGGTTCAATATGTCAAATTGAAAGGAGAGTAGCATGAGTAAATCACTAGATGAATTAAAAGCAAACATTGAAGAAATGGAAAAGCAGTTAGCTGAAGCAAAGAAAGAATATCGTGAGCTACGTACAGTAGGTTTACGTGATGCTATTGAAGCTAGAAAAGCTGCCGATGAAGCAGTAAAGGAAGAGCTTAAAAACTTAGGTTATTCTAATACATATTCATATAGTAATCCATTTATTTCATGGCGAAACTTCTAATTGTCTCCTCACAAAATTAGAAGAGACGCAATAAAGCATGGGTATAGGAGTGGGTTAGAACACACTATATCTATCTATCTTACAGAACTAAAGCATAAATATGATTATGAATCTATTAAGATAGAGTGGGAAGATTTATCATATCGCACCTATACCCCTGACTTTATATTAAACAATGGAATTATAATAGAAACAAAGGGTAGGTTTCTAGCAGTAGACAGAAGAAAGCATTTAGCTATAAAGAGACAACACCCTAACTTAGATATTAGGTTTGTGTTTACTAACAGCAGAAGCAAATTAAGAAAAGGTGCTAAATCTTCTTATGGGCAATGGTGTGACAAGTATGGATTTAGGTATTACGACAGGATAATTCCTGAAGATTGGCTCAAAGAAAAGGGCAAGAATAAACACCCTAAATTTATAAAGTTTACAGGTGCTAAAGTAAAGAGAGATAAATGAGTGTAGGTAGTAAAGTATTAGACGAAGATTTTGTTATTTGTGTTAGACCACAGATGGATAAAAACTTTAATTGGACAAGTGAAGTTAATGTTTTCATAATGACTTCTGATAACAATCCACTCAATGATGATGATTATTATGGTGTATTAGATTTCTGTAGAGCTTTATGTGCTACTATAGCCATTATGGAAAAAGATGATGACCTTAGAAAAAGAGCAGTTAAAGAAGCATATGAGTATGAAAAAGATGAGAAGCCAAAGTTAAAAATTGTTGACAAGAAAGACAATGTTGTGGTATTATCTTTTGATTCTGATAACGATAACGAAAAGCAATGAGACATTTGGAGTACATGAAAATGATGGCAGATAAAGAAGATATGGTTAATAGTCCTAGACATTATAATGAATCAGGCATTGAGTGTATAGATGCATTAGAAGCGATGCTAGGTGATGGCTTTGAACCTTATCTGCAAGGAAATATAGCTAAGTACTTATGGAGATACAAATACAAAAATGGCTTAGAAGACCTAAAGAAAGCCCAATGGTATTTGAATAAATTAATAGGAGTTGTAGAGAATGAAAGTTAAAATTATGGCAACTCTCCTCATAGACCCCGAAGAATACCCAATACCCTCTGATGGAGATGTAACAGAAGATTTTGAAGATTATATGCGTGAACTATTTCACGACTTAGAGGGTGTAAGAATATCACATATTAAAATACTAACGGAGTAAATAATGAAAACAAACTACCTACCAACAGACTATCAAAACTTTATAGCACTATCTCGCTACGCAAGGTGGAAAGATGATGAGCAAAGAAGAGAGAATTGGGGTGAAACTGTAGATAGGTACTTCAGTTATATGACTGAGCACCTTAAAAAGAATTATTCTTATGACATAACAAAAGCCTTGAAGGAAAAACTTACTCAACAAATAATGGACTTAGGTGTCATGCCTAGTATGAGAGCATTGATGACATCAGGACCTGCATTAGATAGATGTCATGTTGGTGGATACAACTGTAGTTACATACCTGTAGATAGCCCTCGTTCATTTGATGAGTGCATGTATATACTTATGTGTGGCACAGGTGTAGGTTTCTCTGTAGAAAGAGAGAATGTTGATAAGCTACCCATTGTCAATGAACATTTTGAAGACAGCACTACTATCATAACTGTAGGTGACAGCAGACCTGGATGGGCTAAAGCACTCAGAGAACTAATTGCTATGCTATACGTAGGACAAGTTCCAAAGTGGGATGTATCACAAGTAAGACCTGCAGGTGCTAGACTCAAAACATTTGGGGGTAGGGCATCAGGACCTGCACCTTTAGTTGAGCTATTTCAGTTCTGTATACAGAAGTTTAAAGGTGCAAAAGGTAGAAGGCTATACCCTATTGAGTGTCACGATATTATGTGCAAGATAGGAGAAGTTGTAGTAGTGGGTGGTGTAAGACGTTCTGCCCTTATCTCTCTATCTAACTTAGGTGATGACCAAATGAGACATGCCAAGTCAGGTCAATGGTGGGAGAATGAAGGACAGAGAGCACTAGCTAATAACTCTGTAGCATTTAAAGGTAAGCCTGAGATGGGCACATTCATGAGAGAATGGACATCATTATACGAATCTAAGTCAGGAGAACGTGGTATCTTTAA